ACTTCATGCCAAGAATAAAGCCCGGAAAAGCAAAACTAATGGGAATTGGAACAAGATGGGCGCCAAGAGATGTGCAAGGACGCAGACTTGAATTATTACAAAATGACCCGGAATATACAAGCGTAAGGCACAGAGAAATCATTATTCCTGCATTGAATGAGAATGAGGAGAGTAACTTTGATTATCCCTATAAATTAGGTTATACAACGGTTGATTATAAGCGAAGAATGGTATCATTTGAAAATAATGATGATATGGCTTCGTGGTTTGCACAATATCAGCAAGAGCCGATTGAAAGAAAAGGTCAGATGTTCAACATTGACAATATGAACTTCTTTAATCCGGCAGAAATCGAGGGAATAAGACCAGACAGAATTTTTGCAGCGAATGATCCGGCTTATGGTGGAGGAGACTTTGTTTCAATGCCTATATGCTATGAAATAAAGGGATGCCATTATATAGTTGATGCTGTTTATAATGATGGAGATAAAGATATTACAATTCCGGAAGTTACAAGAAGAATGGAAGAACATTTGGATAAGTTTCCCAAAAAGACAGCGGAAGTACATTTTGAGGAAACAAAGACTACGGAAGAATACAGAAAAAAATGTGAAAAGATATGGGAGTCTGACGGATATCCGATAAATACAAGTCACGACCCGGCAGATAACCAGAGAGCGAAGATGGACAGAATTAAAAATCATGCGCCTGATATAAGACGATTGTACTTTGTTGATATGAAATATCAAACAAAAGAATACAGAAAATACTTTCAAAACATTCTTTCCTGCACTTATGAGGGAAAAATGAAACATGATGATGGCGTTGATTCTACAGCGCAGTTATGCGACATGATTTACAGTGATAGGAACAGAAGAAGACCGACAATCATAATGCAAAGCCCGATTTGAGGAGGTTACATGGAATGACAACAAAGGAATATTTATCACAAATAAGAAGATTTGACCGAATGATAAAAAATAAACTGATGGATATTTACCAGTTAAAGACAATGGCTTACAGTGTCACGTCATCCAATGATGGAGAGCGGATACAAACTTCTTCCAATAAAGACAAGCTGGGCTTGGTTGTGTCTAAAATCGTTGATTTAGAAAATGAGGTTGATTCTATGGTTGATAATAGATCCTTGATCGTCAGCCGAATTGATAATATGGAAGATACAGAAATGTATGATGTTTTAGCAAAAAAATTTATTTTAGGAAAAGATTTGAAAGCTATAGCAATAGAGAGAGGGTTTACTTATAGGCATATCAATAGAATTTACAATAATGCCATTAAAGAATTTGAAGAAAAATATGGAAAAAATTATCTGTGAAATATCCTATTATGTCCTATGTTGTCCTAATTATGTACTGGATTTATTAAAACAGTTATTTTACAATATACTTGGAAAATTCCCAAACAAGGGTTACAAGATTTTTCGTTGACAAAATTCCCCAATCGTGAAAAGCACCACCAGAAATGGAGGTGCTTTTTCGTGGAAAGAAAGGACGCTACATGGAGTTGTACGAAAACAAGGACATTTCGATTATGTGTCCGAATTGCAAGAAATTTTTGACAAAGGCAGATAAACGAGATCCACGAGTCCATAAACTGGCGTGTAATCATTGTAGAAAATTGATATTGTTTGTTCCTGCGAGTGATTACAGAAAAATCAAGATGATTCCGCAAAGAACACAGGCAAGCGGAATGAGGTTTTATTAGGGGTGGTGTGATATGCAGATAGGACGCAAAGAGTTATTTACAGATTATCCAGAAGTGACTTATGAAAACATAATACCGATTTTGCGTGACGTATTTCCGAACCACCAAGAAAATGCCAATCGCATTAATTTTCTTTTGGAGTATGACGCAGGAAACCAGCCGATTACGAGGGTTAAGAAATATCGCCCGGACATTGACTGTAAATGCGTTGATAATGTGGCGAATGAGGTTTCAAAATTTCACATTTCTTTCAAGTGGGGGAACCCAATTACATTTGTTCAGAGAGGAGAACGTGACAGCGGCACGGAAAACGAACCTATGTCCGTATGTCTTCTGAATGAGTGCTATGAAAGCGAAGAAATCCGAAAGAAAACGCAGAAATTAAGCCGGTTTGTGGAAATCGGTGGAATTGGCTACACATATGTTGATGTAAATACAGATTATGAGGACGGAGATAGTTTCTTTAAGATTGAAGCGCTAGACCCACGAACAACATTTATTGTAAGGTCGAGTTATTATTTCGACCAAAGGATCATGATAGGCGTTACATATCGGACGGATAAACATGGAAATAAACACTTCACTTGCTTCACAAAGGATTTAAGGTTTGAAATCCTTAATCTGACAGAGATTACCAACGGGAAAGAGGTAAATGTAAAAAATCCATGGAAACATAAGGAACGAAGCGGAGAGGAAAATCCGATTCATGCGATACCAATTATCGAATGGTTTCGTTCGTATGACAGAATGGGATGCTTTGAACGTCAGATTTCCGAGATGGACAATCTTAATTTGTTAATATCGGATTTCACGAATGATGTCGAGCAAAATACACAAGCCTTGTGGCACAGTAATGACGTGGAGTTCCCAAAAGAGACTGTAAAAAATGAAGACGGAACAGAAACAGAGGTTGTAAGAAAGCCAAAATCTGGCGAATGGATGCAAACATTCACACCGCAAGACGGGAAAACGCCGATTGTAGAAGCTCTTTCTATCAATTATGACTATGATGGTATGTTAAACAACATTACCACACGACGGGCATTGATTTTACAAAAATGCAATGTGCCTTCCAGATCTGATAATTCGGGTGGGTCGACCGGAATTGCAATGGATAGTGCGGTTGGATGGGACGCTGCGGAAATAGAAGCAAACCAGCAACAAAACATTATGGAAAGTTGTAAAATGGAGGAAGTTAAGGTCGTTTTGAAAGCCATTAGGCTTTCTCCAGATGTTTCGTCAGATAGTCCGTTGTTGAAATTGCGATATACAGACGTTCAGCCGAGTATTAAGCGTCAAAAGAATTTTGAATTGACAACAAAAATCAATTTCTTTGCTACGGCGGTAAGCCATGGGATATATGGATTGCACGCATTAAAGGCTATGAACGCGTTTGAGGATGTTGCACAAGTATGGGAGGACAGCAGGTCTCTTATCGAAGCATACCAAAGGAGTGTTTTTAATAAATCAGAAACATCAAACAATGCAGTTGGTGCTGACGGAGAAGAAAAACCGAATTCTGACAGGTTGTTGGCGGACGAAAGTGATCAGACGGAAAACTCTCCAAACTTGAGAGGGTAACTGAATAATTGTTAATCAGAGAGGTGTAAAAGTCTCTCTTTTTATATGTGTTGGAGAAGAACGTTAAGGAGCAAGCGCCAGAGAAAGGCGGTAAAACGAGCAAATTTTGAAAGGCAGGTAAAAATCATGGCAGAAGAAACAAAGAATGTAACTGAAAATCAGCAGACAGATGGAAAACAGACAGAAGTAAACCGGACCAATACGCAGCAGGAAGACGCACCTACTGTTGAGCAGTTGATGGAACAGCTTGCAGAAGCAAAAGCAGAAAGCCAGAAGTATCAGAACAAATACAATCGGGCGAGTAGCGAAGCGGCGGCAAGCAAAAAGGCTTTAAGGGCAAGGCAGACCGCGGAAGAGAGGGAAGCGGAGGAAAAGGCAGAAGCACAGCGTTTGGCTGACGAGGAAAGAGAAAACCTAAAAAAGGAACTCAACCATATCAAGGCGGTAGCAGCATACAAAGCAATTTCAGAGGATAAGACCGTAGAAATGCTGATTGAAGCCGTTTCCGAAGCCGATCATTCGGCGATTGCAACGATTATTGAAAACGAAAAGCAGAAAGCAGTAAAAGAAGCAAAAGTGGAATGGATGAAGTCAAGACCGCCCGTAAATGCTGGTCAGTATTCTTCCATGACGAAAGAGCAGATTATGGCTATACCGGACAGAGATGAGCGGAGAAAAGCCATGGCACAAAATATGGATTTATTCAAATAAAAGAAATGGGGTAAGAGATTATGGCAGCAGAACAGAATTTGATTAAAAAGGAAGATCTCGTGAGGATTAGAGAGGTCGAATTTACGTTTATGTTCAGCGAGGGTATTAAGAAACTCGTTGAAGCATTAGGAGTTACAAGAAAAATTCCAAAGCAAGCAGGAACCGTTTTAAAAGCATATAAAGCAAAAGGTACATTGCAGGATGGAACTGTTGCGGAAGGAGATCTGATTCCACTTTCAAAGTACCAAACAGAGGCGGTTAATTTTCAAGAAATCACGTTGAAGAAATGGAGAAAAGCAACATCTGCGGAGGCAATTATTGAAAAAGGATATGATCAGGCGGTAACTATGACGACTGACCAAATGATCAAGGATGTTCAGAAAGGAATCAGAAAAACGTTCTTTGAGTTTCTTGCAACTGGAACAGGATCAGCAAATGGAAACACATTCCAGGCAACTCTTGCACAGTCATGGGGACAATTGCAGGTACTGTTTGAGGATGATGAAATTGAAGCGGTATACTTCATGAATCCTCTTGATGTAGCTGATTATCTTGCGACAGCAAACATCACTTTGCAGACGGCATTTGGAATGACGTATGTAAAAGACTTTTTGGGGCTTGGAACAGTCATTTTTAACAGTTCTGTTCCAAAAGGAAAGATTTACGCAACGGCAATGGATAATATTGTCCTTTATTACATTCCAGTAAATGGGGCTGACCTAAATGAAGCATTCAGTTTTACTTCTGACGAGTTAGGCCTTATCGGCATTCACGAGCAGCCGGATTATGACAACATGACGGCAAAAGATACAGTTGTATCTGGTATCGTTCTTTTTGCAGAACGAATTGATGGAGTTGTTGTTGGAACAATCGAGGCCGGAGGAGTTGGAGCATAAGCAAGGGAGTGATTGAATGTATCAGGTAATTCATTTTTTTACTGACTTGCAGGATTTTAACCACCCATATCACGAGGGAGATGTGTTCCCTCGTGCCGGGTTAAAAGTGACAGAGGAACGGTTAATGGAACTTGCAGGGAGTAATAACAAGCAACATAAGCCTCTGATTAAACTTGTTGAAAGGGAAACAGAGCTACCGATTGATGTCGACGAAAAAAAGCACACAAAGACAGAAATAAACCGTATGAGTAAATTAGAATTGCAGGAACTGGCAATAAACAGCGGTATTGGTGGCGCAGAAGGAATGACTGGGGCAGAACTGAAAGAAAGTTTGATTTTTCTGTTTGGTTTGTAGGAAATGGGGTGAGACAATGGATGAGGGAATGATTTTGACAGTAGGAGATATGGTGATCTCAGATTTGATTACCATGTATGGTGATCAGCCT